AACCTGTGCCTGATTGAATAGTTCCAACTAGAGTTGAGCCTGTAGATGCCGATAAAGAACTTGTGGTTGCATATGAAGCTAATTGAGGAATTGCACAATTTGTAAGTGTTCCTGATGCTGGAGTTCCTAGTGCTGGGTTTACTAAACTAACATTTGAAATAGAAGTTGCTGTATCGCCTAAAGCAATAGAAGTTGTACCGACAGTTATAGGTGTTGCAAAATTTGCATCTAATTCAGATAAAGGAATTGTTCCTGTTTTTGTTGCAAATATATTAGGGACTGCCATATAAGTATCCTATTGGTTATTATCTATTTGTTGCCAAATTAATGGCGGGCCATATATTGAAGTCCAATAAACAATGGCGCCATTTACATTAATCCATGTGACAGCTTGTAAAGAGTCATTTTCCCATTGTAGTGGTGAGGATGACTGAGAAGGTATTAAATTCCATATGCTAATCTGATTATTATTAACATTATTCCACGTAACTGTTTGATTGTCATTTATTTTAATCCATCCATGTTGAATTGCATTATCTAATAGTATAAAAGACTCATCTTGAGAAACAAAAAATAAAGAAATTGCGGATTGGATATCTAACAATGTTAATGATTCATTTTGTAAAGATGCAAATAGTGCGGATGCAATTTGAATATCCGATACTGCCAAAGCCTCATCTTGAGAAACATAAAATAAAGAAACTGCGGATTCGGCATCTGATATTGTTGTAGTTTCAGATATAACAACAGGAACTATAAACACCCAGCCAGTATTGTTACCACCGTTTATTGAGTTACTGCCAGCATACCAAGTCATGGTGAAGCATTACTCCATGTAATATTCATATAATCAATAGATATATTGCCGCCACCAGTTTTAACAAGATTATGCCCAGCTGCTGTTACAGAATTTATAGTTACTACGTTTCCTGCTGTGCCTGTAACTGTCCAATCTGCAACGGTGGTAGTAGTTCCTGCTGTAAAAAGAATAGTGTGAGCAACTGTTTTGGTACTTGAAATAATGTTAAATGTATTACTACCTGTTATAGTCAATGTTGATATACCCGTCGCTCCACCTATTTCTAAATTATTATAAGTTAAATTTCCCCCAGCAAAAGTTCGCGCAGTTGTTGAAGTATCAGTAAGAGCTATTTTTGATGTTCCCGAAGTAATTGTAAAATTAGTAGAAGTTGTAATGTCCCAAATTGTACTTGTGCTTGTTAATGTAAATGTTCCTGATCCTAATGTTAGAGAACGTACATTGGAATTTGAACTGTTAAAAGATGTAACAGTAATATTATAGTTTGAACTTAATAGTCCATTGGTTAGAGTATAAGTGTTTGTTGAGCTATAGGCATCTGCAAATGTAATCCCACCACCAATAGTTGTTTGAGATATTGGTTGTGTAAAGGTTTTGCCAGCAGAAGTTAATGTTTGAGTTACATTTCTACCAGAAAATGTAAGAATACCTGTTCCAGATAAAGTGATAGCAGAACTCAATGTAATATTGCCAAATATAGTTGGAGCTATTATTCCTGTAGCAAATGTTAATGTATTACTTCTTATTGAAAAATCTAATACACCTATATTGTATGCAACATTAAGTGTTATCGTACTACCAGCAATAGGTGCAGTGTTAGTAAATATAGCTGTATCTTGTGGTAGTGGGAAGTTGGTTGTCGCGGGTGTTCCAGTTTGTGTAGTCGCCCATCCTGTTGCTGAGTAATTTTGCGATCCTGTCAAGTTCCAATAAACAGTTTTAGCAGTTGAAAATGTAATTCCGCTGTTACCACCGCAATCACCTAATCTAGTACCTGTCCATGTAACTCCTGTATTATTTATATCTCTAAAATCAACATCCGTTAAAGACACGGCATTAGCTACTATTGTTCTAGAAGTTCCCAATACGCTTGAGCGAATAGTGCATCTTGTTGCGCCCAGCAGTATTGACGAGGCCACAGTCAATGTGCCATTAACAGTTTGATTTGCACTTATGCTTACAAGATTATTACCAACTGTAGTTCTAGGGGTAATTGTTAAATTATTAAAAGTATTTGCACCTGTAATAGTTATTGCGGTAAGCCCCCCTGATGTAAACCCTACATTGTAATAAGTGAGACCACCACCAGTAAAAGTTGCAGTAGCTGCAGAGCAGTTTATAGTTGATGTACCAGCGTTAAGCGTTAAATTTGAACCTGAATATGTCCAAGGAGCAGCTCCGGGTAAAGTAACTGTAGATGAGCCTAATGTTAGAGTCCTAGCCCCAGCTCCAGACATATTAAGTTGAGTTAATGATATATTATAATTTCCTGTATTTAATGAACCAGCAGAAAACTGACATGTATTGTTACTATTTGTTAGCGCACTGCCCAAAGTCCAACCGCCATTCACGTTATTCCATGTGATAACTGTTGAAACAAGTGTAACGCCATTGGTTGTTATGGTATTTCCAGTATTGGAAGATAAAAAGTTTAAACCAGAAGAAGTACCTGTCCAAGTAAAATTAGTAGCTGGGAGCGTCAACGAACCATAGACATTAAATACAGATAGTCCCGCTGAAGGCAAACTTAATGTCATTACTGCGTCTAATGCACCACCCGCACCGCCAGTAGAAAAGTTATTACAGTTTGCTGTACCGGGAATTGCCACTGTAAAGATAGTTGTGCCAATATTAGAGTTAGCGTCAAAGATAACATCATCCGCAGAAGTTGGAGCCGAAGCCCCACCAGTACCCCCTGTGGACGTAGACCAGTTTGTAGTTGTGGTTGTATCCCAATTTCCCGAACCACCTACCCAATAGCGAGTCGCCATCCTTATTCCTCAATAGGAGATGTGGTGATAATTTGTATCCAATCGTCAAACCGTTTTTGTTTTATATCTTCAAGTTCTTCATCTGATAGTTTGTGGTCATCAGGTAAACATATAGCATCAATCAATGTGTAAATGCCGTTAGTTTTTTCAAAGTCTATCTTAATCATAATTAAGCAGCAGTGGCAGTATACGTTACACTTAGGCTATCGCCATTGGATACAGTTTTAGACCCCCCAGAAAAATCACCAGCTGAAAATAAAGTTCCTGTAGTATTATCAATAGCCGATGTACCACCTACGTTTATAAAACACCCTGCGACAGTTCCAGAGCTTGTCATGGCAAATATTTGAGCAACTGTTGGAGAAATAGCCCCAGCTGAAGCTGTACCCCAAGTTGGTGTTTTGCGAGGTGCTGTGTAAGTAGGGGCGTTAGTTGCTCCAACTTCTAGCCAAGTATGTGATGCTTGAGTGTCACCAACTACTGCTGTGCCTGTTCCTTTAAGACCCATATATGATACACCTTGAGCCGCATTAGTTAACGCACCAGTAATGGTAAGGTTTTTACCCACAGTAGTGACTAGGTTATGAATGTCGTCTTCCCACTTAAGTTCACCATCTGAACCATAGCACTCAACATGGTAAAACCCATGCATCTTTATACCTTCATCATAACTTGCGCCTCTATCTACAGAAGCTGAGCAGGTATCGCCTACATTTGTTGTTTCAATACTCATTCTGTTTCTCCTAAGAAACCCTAATAACAGCAGTTGAGGCTGTTGAGGGTGGAAAAACCACTGTAAATGTATCAGATGCAGTTTTGTCTGAACCAAAGTCTAAAACAGCTACAGCGGCATTAGTTGAACTATTATATATCAAAGCACCACGGCATATAAAACTAGACGCAAACCATGAGACATTATCAAAAGATACATAAGCTGTTGAACCTGAACTAGCTGGAGCTATTGGTGTTAATATTTCTCCTCCAGCTGTGTAACCTGCGCCTGTAACTTCATTTAAAGATGTATAAACTAAAGTTGCAGCATTAAGCTCAGCATTTGCATTATATAAAGCTATCTTATAAACTTGAGTTGTGCCTGTAGCAAAGTTCTCTAGCCCGCTCAATAGGTTCTTTTTAAATATGGTACATTGTCCTTGAACTATCATAAGCCGCTATAAGGTATTTTGGTTTGATTGTTTCTGTAAGCGTCTCCGCGTTCCAGTCCGTCACCTAGACGTTTCAACTGCGCTAAGGCTTCTTGATACTTTTGTTCATAGTAACCAACCATATCTGCTTCACCTTTCATAAAGATCATAGCTTCACGCATAGCACCGTAGAACAATACAGGATCGTAGTTATCACCTAACCAGCTAGTACCAGATGCTGCTGTACTTATAGATTCAGGCATATAGTAATAGTGTAATTCTACAGTATAGTTATCATCAGGTGTTGGAACTAACATTAATGAAAGTTCTGTAGGATATGTTAACTGTGGACCAAATATCGCGTAGTACTTAGGTAGACCTGTAGCACTTGGATTAGGATAGGCCTCACGAATAAAACTTACATCCTTATCAATAAGGTAATTATACGAACCTGAAGCATTGATTGCCGCAAGTGAGTACACAGCCATAAAGTCATTAGGGCAAGATAAGTAGGGATTGCTACTTGTTACATTACCCGTTACGTTCTTTCTAAGTACTGGAATTTGTACACTGTTATATATACGGAGTTCTGCCTCTTGCACAAACAAGGGAATATTAGAGACAAACAGTTGCTCAGTATTCTCAGAATACGCTTGTATCGCCTGAGAAAGTTGTTGATAATTCATTGCTTATGCCATCGGGCCACGAGCTTGAGTGCCTTTTGTAGCAGCACCTGTGCCTCGTATTTTAATACCAGTGGTTTTAATGTCTTTTTGAGGATAACCTGAACTGTTAGGCACAGGTACAGGCTTAGGGTTTGATGAGTCGATTGCTTTTTTTGTGTTACTTTGTTTAGCCATTATTTTTGTCCTGTTTAAATACGTTTATAAAATATAAAAAGATTGCGCAAATAGGATTTTCACAATGATGCTTATCTTTATAGTCAGTTAAGACGCAATCGCTTGGCATGAGGTCAAAGGAGTCTAAAATCATGCTAATACCACACTTTTCCATCCACCGTTATAAATATAAAATTTATTGTTAGTCGTGTCATAATACATAGGCGCATGTCCTGTGATTGTTGTTGGAACGCCTGTGGGAGTCCCTGCTGCCGAAGGTATATAGAAAAAACCACTGGTCATGGTAGTCGTTCCAGCTTCTGTATAAGTGTTTCCTTTAAAATAGTTTGGCGCAGTACCATCCATATAAAGGTTGTAACGCGAAGTACCACTAGCAACTAGACTACCTCTAAACCCATAATTATTAGTTGCACTAGCTAAAGCCGAATTTGCAAAAAACCCAGTTTGCGTACCAACTGTAACACCAGTGCCAAATGTGCCTTGCGTTGCGGTAAAACTGTTTAATGTTGTTAATGTTGTAGAGGCAGCAACTGTATTTGTTGCTCTAAAATAATAAGCGGTTGCAGTAACGTCTTGCTGTACTGCGCCATTGTGTAGAATACCGTAGGCAGTTGTTCCTCCTGTTATTTCTGTTGGAATAGCGATATTCATTATAGCGGCAGCAACACCGCCAATACCAATATTGGCTGGAAATTGGGCTGGTGGGGATGAGTACGGACCAACACCCGTTATTGACACATCACTACTAACCTGAGCTAATATATAATTATTCCAATCAGCTTTTAGATGATACAAAATAGGGACATTTATAAAAGTAACCGCATCTTCTCCTTGCCTTGAAGGAGATTCACCTGCCAATCTTATACCGTCAGAAGTCGCACCAGATCCAAAATATATGTTTTCAAAGTGAACATGTCTTGACACATGTCCAGTATACCCTTGAAACCAAATGCCGTATTTGTCAGTTGTTGCATTTGTTGATAAGCAGTTCAATTCAGAATATATAGATAAAAACTTATTAGGCCATCTATCCACATTTAGATAAAGTCCTGCCCCACCATTTTTTGCGGTATTAGTGCTTAGAAATAAATTTGCTCTACCTTGATAAAACCCTATACCGTATTCTAAATCATATCCTGTTGTTTCGTTAAATTGGTTTAATGTCACTCTACTAGCGTTAGTGCCACTATACATTGCGGAAAGCCCTGAAAAAATACACTCATCTACTGTAACATTGTTACTTGCCCATCCGAAAACATTTTTACCCAAAGTTATTCCACATTTTTGATTCAGTACGGCAAACCAATTCCGTACATTACCTTGCCAACTAATTAATACTAAAAACCCGTGTTCTGTAGTTTTTGTGACAGTAACAAAATCAAAATTATTATTTGTCAAACCTCTTGCAATATAAAGACCGATACCCGCTAAACTATTACCATCTAAAATTAAGTTTGTACACGCAACATTGGATAAGTTTCGGTAATTTGATAAACTTGGATTTGTTTGGCTTGGTTCTGTACCTACAGCTTCAGCAGAAGCATTAATAATTGCAACATTAGCACCCGCAACACCTGCATATTTGATGACAGTTGTGCCAACAGTTTCTAATGGTAAAGGTAATGGTAAAGAAAAAGCCTCAGTGTCATTTCCACTCCATGTGCCAGAACCTAAAATTTTAGATCCATTTTTAAGTTGTAACCCTGATGTTATTTTGTATAACCCACAAGGAAAGGATAAGGGTATCCCCAGATCCAATGCTGTTTGAATAGGAACAGTTACATCTTCTACAGAATCGTAAGCTTCAACTGATGTTATTTGTGTAGAAGTAAAAAAATCAAATATTGATACAACATCGTTTAGCTTAGATGCTACAGTACGAGGAACAGCACTTGTGCCTGATTGAATAGTTCCAACTAGAGTTGAGCCTGTAGAGGCTGATAAGTCAGTTATATTAGTTTTAAGGGCTAGTTGGGAATTAACTGTAGATGTATCAGCTTTAAGGGCTAGTTGTGAATTAACTGTAGATGTATCAGCCTTAAGGGCTAGTTGTAAATTAACTGTAGATGTATCAGCTTTAAGGGCTAGACCAGAACTAAGTGCAGCTGTAGATGCTTTTTCTGTATCTAATTCTGCTAGTGATGCAGCTACTGTAGTTGCAGCTAATGTGCCTGAAGGTGTTGTTCCTACTAATGATGCGCCATTAGATGCAGCTAAGTTTAATGCAGGTACTTTTACAGAGGCGCCATTTTGAATACCCAATGTGTATTCGCTACCATCATATGGTGTAGTTACTACAGGTAATTCTGATACTTTAATTGTTGTCATGTTTATTCCGTAATAACGTAACTATTATTTTGCGTAAGTATATCATATCCGTCTTCAGTGGTAATATAATATCCCGAAGGTATAAGCGAAGTATCAATAGTTACTGAACTAACTTGTCCTATTGCAACTAAGGCATTAGGGGTTAAAACTGCGTCAAACTGTGAAGCTCCACCTACAGGTCCCCAGCCCCATTCGAATATTCTAGACCCACCAGAAGGTAGGTTGTTTATGTCTAGCCCAGATACTTGATAACTTGTATCCCTACGTGGATTACGTAAAGCCTGTGGATCACTCACAGGGAACATACCTAACTGCAACTGCGGCTGATCTGGCTCCCAACACGTAGGGCAAACTAAAATATTAGTTATCTTAGTTTTTATAGTTAATGGTCTTAATTTTTTAAGTAAGTACTCCATACCACAGCGATCGCACTGGGCTATCGCAATCTTACCTAAAGCATACTTAGAACTCATCGGCTAAGTGACATCCTAGGTACAACTCTTAACGGAGCTTTTTCACGATCCTCTTGAGCTGCCAAATCAAATTGCTCATCATAAACCATCTTTAACGCCTGTGCCCTTTGTATATCTACACCCGGTAGTTTCATAGATAAGTAATACGCCAAACCTGCAATAAGTGCAGGTAAAAACCTAAAAGGTATATCTTGGGTATTAACAGCATCGCCAGCGTCTTGCATTCTTCTTAAGCGCCAGTATATAAAAGTATATTGTGAACCGGGAGACTGTGGTGTAGGCCACACATTGATCGTTGGACTAGCTACACCTGTAGGAGTTGTTGCTCCTGATTGTCTATTTATCCACACTTGGATAGGTTTACCTAGCGCATTCTTATTAGGGATTGTCGAGTAAGTAGAACCTGAAATTCTTGAGATAGTTATATCGGATTGGTTTTGACCTGAACCTGTACGTATTACATGGTCTAATAAGTCAATAGTATCTATGGGTAGAGTATATACGGCTTGCCCTGTGACCATAGGGATTGAACCTTCTTCAACTGTCCATAAATTTATACCCTTTGACGCCCATTCTATCAATAAAAGATTTAGTGACCTGCGTGCAGTTTTAAAATCGTAGCCACTACGCATTTCATATCCACAGCGTTCTCCCGCGTCCTCGATTATCTCTGAGAGGTCCATATTGAATAAAGATGTACCAGTAGTGGTCATTTCTTTTCCTTACAGTTATCTAAATGCCAACGTTTCATATTACTTAAAATACCTTGTTTGTTACAATGTGGGCAAACTACCAATGGTCTATCCCTATGAGCATTACGCATTTTTTCTAATGCTTCTTCAGAATGCTTTTTACCGTAATAGGGATTGTTTGCCCCGCTTGATATTTCTGATAATTTTTGTTTTTCTTCATCTGATCTAAGTTTACCATACATTGGGTTTTTATCCCCTAACATTCTTTCTGATAAAACACTAGAATTTAATTTTGCCCTGTATGACATTTTTTCATTTTTACTCATACCCAACATTGCTGTTTTTAACTCGTCAGATATTTCTGGATGAATACGTCTATTTTTATTACGCAATATTAGTGCATCTTTTTCTATTTTAGATACTGGTGTCTTACGTAAATAACGACCTAGTAAACTATTTTTAATTCTGGCTTTTGTGATGTCACTAAGTTTTCGCCCAGTCTGCCTAACACTAAGAGCCCTACAAAAGTCTTCAGATTTCTTTTTTCCTTTATTAGCTAAAGACATCTTTTGTCTAACTTCAACTGTTGGTGAGCCTGTTCCGCCTCCTCCAGTGCACATATTGTATTGTGGAGATAATTCCTTTATATATTTTATCTCTAAAGCATTTAAGTCTTCTTTGCAATTAGCTGAATCAATCTTTACTATTATAAAACTACCTTTTCCGTATTTTCTAATTGCAGAACATATAACCCAAGGTTTATTACATTTAGCAGAACTTATATGTGACGCCCATCTTGATTCTAAAGATGTTATTGTCTGCCCTATATAAATGTTGCCATTTATTGTATTTGTTATCTTGTATATTATCCCGTATTCCATATCCACTCCACTTATGATGTGGGTATGATAACACTATTTTCATTTTTTAGCTCTTTTGTTTTTTGTAAGAGGAGGGAAGCTTTTTATCACTCCCCCTTTCTTGTACTCATCTACAGCATTAGGATTATCCTTACGAATGATCTTTTTACCTTTAGGCATTTTGCTTGGGTTAATATCGCCCATACCCCGTGAAGCTTTCATTAGACAAAACGACCACGAGTTTTACCACGTTGAGCACAGCCATCAGCTCTAGATGAAGCTGAAGACTTAACAGAGCCGCCTGATTTATAACACGAAGTTTTAGTTTTAGCTTTAACAGATCCGCCTTTTTTCATACCTTCATTATCTTTAAAAGCGCCTTTTTTTGCAAAATAGTCTCTATTTGCGTCAATTCGTTTTTGTCTATCAGCATCTTCAGTATTTGGAACCAATGCTTTAGTTATGCGTCTAGCTTGTTCTGCATCACTTAAATTAGTATCATACTTAGGTGTTGATTTTTTAGCAGGAACTAATGCTTTAGTTATGCGTCTAGCTTGTTCTGCATCACTTAAATTAGTATCATACTTAGGTGTTGATTTTTTAGAAGCTGCTACAGATTCGCCAGCAAGGATATCATTCTCTTCATCAGATACAGTGGGCATATCTTCCCATTTAATCTTTGGATCACTTGGTTTATTGTAATATTTAGTAGCCATTATACAAATTTCCCTTTAGTTTTACCTTTAGTTGCAACACCGTCAGCAGCTTTTACAAATCCGCCAGCTCTATAACATTTGCCACCAGCTTTCATCTTCTTGGTATCTTCCATCTTCTCACCTTTAGCATATTGCATAGGGGTGATCTTACCAGATTTAATGGCTTTAGCTTCTTTCAACTCTTCGCCTTGTGTGTCCTTACCTTTAAACATTTTTTTCAAATCAACTTTCTTAGCCATTTCGCCACCTTTTTTAAATGATTTACCTTTATCGGCAGCGGCAAACTCTTTACCAACTGCTTGCGGGACACCCGCTTTCTTTGCCATCTTAGGAGAATGAGCAATCATCTCCATGAAGTTGTGTTGTTTAAGACTTTTAGAAGGAATTTGCGTTCTCCTTATTTCTATCATACTGCCCAGATACCCACCCAGCTTTTCGTTTTTCAGTTAAAGCTATTTGGGCTAAATTTTGAAATTTTTCTTTAGCTTCACTAGATATAAAGTTTGGGTGTATTCTACCATGATCTTGGTAACTCATAATTCTTAAGTTCTCCACTCTATTATCACCATGAAGCCCATTGATATGGTCTACCTGTTCTTTAGGTTCTAAAGGCCTTATAAATGCAGCTGCAACAAGTCTATGTACTAGAAAAGATTTACAAGGTTCAGTCCGTAATCCCCCATTTCTAAACTTTACTTCCACATAGGGTTTTGTTCTAGCAGTTTCTTTCTTAGGTGTTAATACCATAATTATTTCTGGAACTGGTACTTTAGATCCACTCTTTCCATTTCGCATCCTAGCTAATGACTTAACTCTACCTAAAGAACTCACTTGATACTTACCTTCATATCCGACAATGTCTTTCCAAATTTCGTTGTCACGAACAACCCCATCTTCGCATTGATGCTCTAGCACGACTACCTCTTTCTGATTTATTTGCAATAGGTTCCATTCTACTACAAAAACTCTTTTTACGTGCTTTTTCTTTTTCAGTCTTAGGATTTGGTGCAGGAGCTTTGAGATTAGACCCTGTAGCTGCATTGTATTTAGCTCTACCTTTTGCGGTCAAACCTGCACCTTGAGATACTGGGAGTTTCTCACCTCTACCAACAGCTAGATTTGGAGCTTTCTTAGTAGCCATAACTTTAGTTCTTTATTACGTCAAATAACCAAGAAGCCGCTGCACCAACTGTTGCACCAACTCCACCAATCATCATAAACATACGCCATCCACCTTTAGCTTCAGATAAAGTCTTACTGATTTCTCTTATGGACTCTTTTATTTCATCCATATCTTTAACCATCTTATCCATATCCAACTGCAAATGCCTAATGTCTGCGCCATGTTCAGCTAGTTCTCTAGCGGTTCTTACTTCTGGGTCTGAGGCTCTTGTATGTTCCATAGCTTATCCGTATACTACGGTAACGCCCAATGGCACTGTGGTTGTAGGTGTATACCAAAGACCGTTTTCAAATAAAATACCTTCACCCGGCATTAACACATTTGTTACATTTGAATTAGCGCCTGTATCACACACTAACTTACTAAGTCCAACTGCACTATTAGCAGGGGTTGCGCCATCAGAAAAAGTAGCAGTACCTGCACCTGCACCACCTGCAATAATAACGCTTTTTAACCTAACTCGTCCCGGTACTAATGATACAGCTGTACCTGAAACTCCGGCACTGGAATGTACCGATTTGACGTCTGTTTGCATAGCCATAATTAATCTCCTATATGTATAAAGTTAAGGGCGGGCTTGCCGTTCTCATTTAAGGCCAAGGTCGATCAACTCTGGCCCCCTTAAATTAATTATTTATGCAGTAAACGCAGTGTTACGGTCGTCAGGTTGGATGTATTCAACAATCACATCAGTAATACCAGCCGTAACAGGAGTGCCTAAAGTAAGAGTTGCAACAACAGTACTAACAGGAGCAGTCCCAGTATCAGCAGAAGATAATGAAGTAGGCGTTACAGGCCAAAGTGTAGTTGGTGTAGCAGAAGCGTTAGCTGCTGAAAGTACACTTGAAGAAGCCGCATATTGAGTACCTGCAGCTACGTTACCAACAGTTACACCTGCAGTAGTTGCAGTGTAGCCAGTAGAAGTAATAAAACTAATGTTAGTAATTTTACTACCAGCTGGTAAATAAATTGTTTTTGAAGTAGTTACGTTTTCAGTAAATGAAATAGCTTGTACCATTTGTACAAAGCCTAAGTTTTTATATGTGTTATTTGGAATGGTGCCAGCTTTAATTGGCCCTGAAAAAGTAGTACGTGACATTTTAGTTTCCTTCATAGAAAGTCTAAGCTTAGTAGTCTTCTATGCGTCAGCGGGGGCTGTCTACTAAGCCGGATTATTCCCCGGTATGAGGTAACTTATACTCCACTTTATTTAGTCTTGCAAGTTTATTTTATTTGATTTTTTTTATAATCTTCTTTCATGCAAGCAACACAAGTACCTTTAGTTTTACGTGGAGAGATGTGGCCACGATCACAAGGAATGCCTGTAAAGTATAGCTTTGCACTCAACTCTTTAGCTTCTTGTCTAGTTCTTGGGTACTCTAAATACTCTTTAGGAATCTCTGGCGCTGTGTTTACTTCCTCACTTGCGTAAGACAATACCCAACCATCGCACACACCTTGGCGTATTGGTTTGCCTGATTTACAAGCACGTATGATGGTTGCTACAGATACACCTAACGTATCCCGCATAAAGGCTAGGCTTTTATATATCTCTTCGCTACGATCTCTTTTAATAGCTCTAATAGGCTTTTGTGTTAAGTCCGCACTAGGGGGACGTTTACCATACCAAAAAGAATCTGCGCCACGTTTGACAGAGGCGGCAATATTTAATCTGCTTTGTTCAGAATGTTTTTTGCCTTTCATTGGGTTTGGTAGCCCTTTGCATTTTTCAGATATTTTTGCTTTTGTTTCTGCACTTCTTGGTATACCAAATAATACTGAGTTTTTACCTTTTGGCACTTTTAATCCTGCGGCCTTTACTTTTTCTAACGCTTCTCCTGTATGTTTTTTACCGCGCATTGGCGCACTTGCATCAGTTGCCCAGTTATAGCAATAAGATTTTTCCGCGTGAGCGTCTAACCACACTTGTTCAGCTTTAAGTAAGTCTTCAGGATTTGCGACATGCTCAACAACTTCAAATTTAAAACAATCTTCCCCATACTTATTCCAAGCAGCTTGCATATGCGGACTTTTGTGTTTACCTGATTTTAAGTTTCTTCGATGTGTTTGAAACCTAACTCGGCTATCAACAGTACTCCCTACATAAAATTTATTATTAACAACATTTCGTATTTTGTATATTACATTTTTCATGGTAAATCTCCGATATAGGACTTAAGAAAGTTGCAGTATACACTATTGTGACGATAGCACAAGTTTTATTTTCTCAATAAAAAAGGGCCTCCGAAGAAGCCCTTAATTTACTCTAACTAGTTGATTCTATTGACTATGCGCCAGTTGAACCGTACATAGAAAGGGGATCACTCCAGCCGAAGCTGTAACGTTCACGGCTCCGGTATCTTACGTTCCCAGTATCAAAGTCACCGCTCATGTCATTAGTAATAGGAGCACGAACAAAGTGCTTCATACCATTTGGCACGTCAGTAGTTAAGAACCAAGCATTGCTGTCAGTCAAGAAGTGGTTGATAGCATAACCTTGTGGAATAGAACCGTTGTTTTTCAATGCGTTGATATCATTGTCAGCAGTTCCTACACGTTGTTCAGTTTCCAACAAACGAGTTGCAACGAATTGCAATGCAGGTGGAACGATCAACTTTTTAGGTTTAGCAGCAATCAACAGACCACGCTCATCAGTCCATGCAGCGATTTGAATAACAGCCGCTTCCAAAGAAGTTTCGTTTAAATCAGCAGGAGTTGAAGGAATGTTACTGTTAGTACCACCAGAAACTAATGGGTGAGCAGATGAGAACAAAGATACGCCGTCACCACCAACATAGCTAGAAGAGAAGCCGTTGTTTAATACAGCAGCTGCTTTAACTTGTTTAGTGTAAGACATAGCACGAGCCAAACCTTTAGTGTAACGAGCAGACAAAGAGTCATACAAGTTATCTTCAATAGCTTCTTCAGTTAATGAGAAGCCTAAAGCAATAGTTTCGTGGTTGTAGCGTGAAGTCCAAGCTTCTTGAGCATTGTCATAAGCGATGGCCGAACCTTCGTTTTTAACAGGAGCTGCAGAGAAACCAGACAGTTTTGTTTCTTCTTCAAATGAACGCTCAGAAGACTCAGTTTCATAAATTTCTTTATGTTCTTCGCCGTAACGAGCATATTCCAAACCAAACAGAGCGTTAAGACCCGGTAATAGTTCTTTTAATAGTTGTGCACGTGAAATAGCCATATATTATTGCTCCTTAAGCGCCGTAATATGAATGAATACCGAAGTTAATTTTAACCAACACTTCTGGGTATTGGACAATAACTAAGGTAGCAGAAGCTGGGATAGTTACACCAGAAGCTGCGTTCATAACAAGAGAAGTTGCACCCACAGCATAGTTAGCTGTTAAGAATGAACCAGTTTGTACTAATTGACCATTAGCAGCTATAAAGTTAACTTCAGAACCAATTACTAATGCAGAAGTTAAAGCAGGTACAGTGATAGTGGTAGTAGTAGTTGAAGTGCTTGGAACAGAAGTAGATATAGCTGTTTCTTTAACAGTATCAATAACACGGTACACTAAACCAGTACTAGGAGTTGCAGATGGAGTAACAGCACCTACAGTAGAGTTACCTGTATTTACGTTAGCAGCAGCATCAGCACCAGCTACGTTTAAGCCAACTAAAGCTTGTGAACCAGAAGTAACAGTACCACCAGCTGCAGATAACATAACAACTTTAAAGATAGTATCTGGGTCATCAGTAACAATAGCAACAGCGTCACCAGCTAAAGTATTAGCAGGCCAGTACTGAGCAAATTGTTTTTGCTTAGTAATAGGGTTGGTATAAGAACAACCTAAGAATATACCAGTGATTTGTTTACCAGTAGTTGCAGCAGCAATAGTAGGTCTAGTGATAGTACCAGACGCGATTACAACTGGGTCTCCATAACCAATGTTGACGTTATAGCCATATTGAATAGGGATGTTGCGAGTGGAGCCAGCAAAAACCTGACCTCCAATCAAATTTATGGGTTTTAAGCCATATGGTGCACTT